AACGGTTCTCGTCTATCCTTCAGACGAAAATGTTCGTGAACGACCGCAGGGGACAATCCTTGCCCCCACCTGGGGCAACTCGCCGAACTACGTTCAAGTGATGGACTCAGTCGATGTGTCAGAGACACAGAGGTTTATTGATGGATATAGCCAGGCAATTGAAGACGGGGAAGACGAATTCGAATGGCAAGGCTCTGGTTTTTCTTATGCACCACCAAGCGGCCCAAACCGTGTGATGATAAAAAAACACATTGTCGATCAATACACAATACAGCGAGTCACTGCGCAGTCTCAATTGACTCTATCGCTCACGAACGAATATCGAAGCGAGCAAGTTTCTTTTTCTGGAACGGATAGCGACGCGACAAAAGCAACAAGCGGAGGGGTTGCCGCAAACAGGCAAGGCGTGCCTGTGATCCTCGACGTGTTCAACGGCAAGATGGTTGCAAAGTTTTCAGTCAATTTGATCGGCAGAAAAAACGTCACAAAGCGAGTGACGTGGGTTCCTTCAAACTTCTCGACCGGCACGCCTTTCATGTCTGGAAGCAGGCAAGTTACTGACATCCGATTTAGCGATTTTCGCATGGTTGAAGATAGCGAAATCAACGAACCAGATTCTGCTTTCTTCGAGAATCTAGAATTAAAAGCAACTCTTACAGACGAGCAGTTGCAGCAACTCACCTCCACCGGAACGACAACCATTGGGTTTTCGGCAGGTTCAGGAAATACGATTTCGGGCTACCAGTGGAGTCATACGTTGTTCGACTACACGATTCCCATCAACAGCAACCCATTCGGCGAAACTGAACTCCAAATCACGCTGAATTGAAGATGGGCAATTTGTCACGCTAGACCGCGCGCGGATTGCGTGGAAAATCACCGCATGGCTCGCAAGCGAAGCATCGTTCACATAGGCGGGAAGCGTTGGCGGCTGCTTCGTTGTCGCGTGCCCTCTGATCGATACGGTGATTGCTGCTACTCGACAAGCACGATTCGCGTTTCCGACAAACTGCACGGCGACGAACTGCTGAACGTACTTCTTCACGAACTCATTCACGCGCGGTGGCCTGACGTGAGCGAGGAAGCGGTGATCGAATTTGCCGATGAGCTTTCCGGTGTTCTACACGCAGAAGGGTTTCGACAACCCGATGATCATGAGGAATAGCAAATGAAACTTGGCGACAAGATTCGCAAGGCACTGCCGGATCGCGCTGGTGGAGTTACCGCTTGGCATGAAAAGGTGTCAGCGGAAACTCGCAAAGAGCTTGAAGACATCAAGCGCGAGTGGCACGGCGGCAAGATAACGGTGGCAAAATGGACGTTGGCGCGAACAATCAGCGCAACCCTTAAGCAGGATGGCATCCTAAACATCGGCGCATGGGGGGTGGTGAGATGGCTAGAGCAAGTCTGAAGTCGCAAGTCGCCAGCAAAATCGAGCAAGCAAACAGGCTCGCCGCCGACGCAGAAATTGCGCGCCTTCGCGCGGAGCTTGCTTCGTATCGAGGCAGATACAAAACCGCGCTCGCGCAGATCGACGCGGAGCGTGGGCGCGCAGACGCGATCGCGGGGCTGGCGGGCATCAAGCCAAAGAAGATGCCGACAAAGTCGCATGGCACCGGAAAGCACGGCGCGACGATGATCGTCATGCTCTCTGATTGGCACGTCGAGGAATTGGTTGACCCTGCCACCGTGAATAATCTGAACGCATTCGATCTCGACGTGTGCGATCGGCGAATTGCTGAACTGACAGAGCGTTTCGCGGCGTTGCTTGAACACGAACGCAGGCTTGCCGATATCAGGCGCGTTGTTGTTTGGCTTGGCGGCGATTTCATTTCGGGACACATCCACGAAGACACGGCAGAGATGGCACAATTGGCCCCCCTGTCTGCGATCCGCTGGGCCGGGGAAAGGATTGCCGGTTTCATCGACGTGGCGGCGAAGTTGAGCGATTCGGTAATCGTCGCGACAAACTCCGGCAACCACGGCAGATCGACTGACAAGTTGCGTGTCGGCACAGAAATGGATCACAGCTTTGAGCAGCACTGCTATCTGACGCTGGCGGCAGCAGAGACTCGATCGCACGTCAGGTGGCAAGTCGGCACTTCGATGCTGAATTACATCGACCTCGATGGCTTCATCGTTCGCACAACTCACGGTCACCAATACAAATACAGCGGCGGGATTGGGGGCATACATGTGCCAGTGTCAAAGAAAAACGCCGCATGGAATGCTGTTCAGCGCGCCGATCTGACGCTGTTCGGTCACTGGCATCAATTCAGTTGGCTGCGCGCCGGTCGCTATGTCAGCAACGGGTCGCTGATCGGTCACTCGGCATACGCGACGAAGATTGCCGCCAGTTTTGAGCCGCCTTGTCAGGCGTGCGTGGTGGTCGATCACCGGAGAAACGAAGTCACCAAAGCGATGCCAATCTTTTGCGATCGCGACTTGCAACGAAAGCCATCATGCAAACGCCAGACCCCGCATATTTCCAAGAAGCGGAATTCAGAGCGCGCCGCTTCTCAGGCGCGTACACTGGCACATCCGGCTCGTTAGCGGCAGACGTGATTCGTCTGCTGAAAATCATTCGTCAACAGCAAAAGGATATTGCGGCAATGCAAGAACAACTTCAACACGCAAGCGACATTTCCTCCGATTGGATTCTGCGAGGCGAAGCGGAACTAAAGAAGTCGAGGGAACAGGAACCGATCCGAATCGCTGGTGACGGCATTCTTGCCGCGCCCGTTGAGATGCACGCCGCAGAAAGACTGCTATCTGACACAAGCGATGTGATTCGTCAGCGGCGCATGACCTACGGTGGTCCGCGGCACCACTTCAAGCGCACGGTCGACGCGATCAATGCCATCTTTGGTCACAAGCTGCGCGAGCCTCTGACGACGAGCGAATGGGCGCAGATCATGATCATTGACAAGCTTTCGCGCAATCAAGGCGACAACAAAACGCGCGACACAAAGGTTGATGTGGCGGGGTATGCCGCGTGTTGGGCAGAGTGCGAGGAGTTGCCATAGGGTGATCAGTTAGCAGCGTTGCCGTGTAACGTAAACGGACGGAGATCGCTGCCATGATTTCGCAATGGTCGCACTGGAAGAATGGCGCGGACGGGCGCAAGCCTGTTGCCGCCGCGGGCGATTCTGACTCGATTGCGAAAACGTACACAGCACCCCCGCATCACTGGGGCAAGATCACATCTCGCCCGCAACGCACGCGCAGCGAGCTTGAAGCGATTGCCTATCAAATGGGATGGACCGTCGAGCAAGTAAAGCGCGCGATCGCTCTTGGGGTGCTGTAAATGGCAGACACAGTCAGCGATCTTTTCAGCGGCATCATCACAACCAAGCTGCAATGGCAGCGCATCGACGCGCAGGAAGTCGGCAGCGTCACCAACCGGAAGACCGCGCAGACGATATACACGCTTGGCGACGGCACCGGCGTTGGGCTTGTCAATCTCGTCTACGCGGACACGCGCACGATCGCAGCCAACGGCATCGACTCCATCAACTGCTTTGCGCTGACACAACAAACACTTGACGTTCCTGTGCCGTTTTCGTTCTCGCAGCTTCGACTCGTGCGCATCGCAAACGAAGACACTGCCGCCGGGAAATATCTGTATGTAGGCGCAAAGCCAACAGACCCGTTTAGCGTTTTCGCGCACGCTGTCGGCCCCGCAAGCGAGATGCTTGCAATCAACCAGACTGACGCATGGCTTGTCAACGAAAGCAATGCGACCTTCTACATCGCGAACCCAAGCGGCACACCGATCACCTACTCGATCACTCTTATGGGGTCGTGACGAATGCCGACAACGTTCACGCTTTCCGGCACGTTAAAAGTCACCCCCAGGTGGATTGACTCGCGATCTGCCACCGACATTACTGACACGACGATTGCCACGAACACGGTCGCGCTTGATGACGGCACCGCAAGCGGGCAGGCAAACGCATATTGGAAAGATCAGTTGTCGATCAACGCTGGCGCAAGTGTCACGATCGATCTTCGCTCGCTGGCGCACAAGGCGTTTGGCGGCACAGGCACTCTGTCGTTTGCTGCCGTGAAGATGCTGATGATCTCCAACAACGGAACCGGCGACGTTGTGGTTGGCGGCACCCCCGCGAACCGATGGGCAACGTGGGCGACAGGCAACGTAACGATCGGGGCTGGCTGCGTCCTGTTTGCCACCAACACGGCAAGCGGATGGGCAACGTCAACCACCGGCAAGGCGTTGCAGATCACGAACAACGGTGCCGCTGCGGCGACTGTCGATGTCTACATCGCGGGGGTGAAGTCGTGAAAAACGAAGCTCCGCTTACTACTGAAAAGCAGATCGACACGCTCGCGGAGAAGGTGCGCGGGTACATCGTCGCGGCGCGCCTGAAAGCTCGCGACGGTCTGACAGTTGCGGAGTTGTCAGAACTGATCGTGTCTGCGATGCGCATCGCGATCGCCGCACTCGACTCGATTCCGGTTGATGGCGCGCAACGGAAGGCAATCGTGATCGCGTTCGTTGGCGATATGTTCGACGAGTTTGCCGACAAGGTTGTGCCGTTGGTGGCGTGGCCTTTCTGGATCGTCGCGAAACCAACCGTTCGAATCGTCGCGCTTGCGGTTGCGTCAGGCGCAACAGAGGCACTTTTGCACGTCGTGAGGTCTACATGATCACCATCATTCTGATTGCTGCTGCCGTCTACGCTCTTGCCGGTAAGGCTCTGGCAGAGAAGGCGCAAGCTCTGCTTGCGTCGATGAACGTGCCAAGCATTGACGGCAAGCACGTCGCGTTTGTCGCTCTGCTCGCGGCAGCGGCGGTTTCGTGGGCGGCTCGACCGGCACCAGTTCAGCCAGACGTTCAGCCAGACAACCCAGCCGCCTTCTCGCTTCGCGGCGTGTTTGTCGGCCCAACAGCGAGCGACGACGCCGCGACGGTGTCCGCGCTGTGCGACGCTTTGGGCGACGCGATCGAATATGACGGGCAGCACGACAAGCGGTTGAGAACAGGCGTTGCGTTCGATGATCTTCGCGCCTTCGCGCGCGAGATGCGGATGCACGGCGATTCGATCGGCGATCGGCAACCGCGCGCGCGCGACTCTATCGCCAAGTTTCTCGACGCTGCGGTTGGTTCAAGCGGTGGCCCCGTGACTGACGAGAGCCGCGCCGCTTGGGTGGCTGCGTTCCGCGAGATTGGGAGGGCCGCAGCAGATGTCGCAAAGTAGCCGATGGTCTGTATCTGCCGTTCTGTTCGTGATCGCGATGGCGGTTCTCGGCGCATTCGTTGACCGCGCAACCCATCGCGCAGCCAACGTGATCGAAAACCGTTTTGGCTACACGCCAGACCCCGCGGGGGAGCGCGCTTTTCTCGCGACGCTTGGCGACGAAAAGTTTTTCTTTCAAGCTGGCGCGGATGCAATGCGCGAAGCAAAGGGGATCGATACGTTTTTGTATCGACAACTCGACGCGGCGCATCGCGCGCGATACGGGAAGCCTTTCGTTGTAGGAAAACAAGGCATCGGCGACTGTGTTTCATGGGGCGCAGCTCATGCGGTCGCGGTTTCCGAAAGCGTGTCGTGGTCGCTCGGCAAACTTCCAGACCCGCCGCTGTTCCCGGCGACTGAAGCGTTGTATGGCGGCGCAAGAGTGGAGGCGCGCGGGAAGCCGGGAGATGGCGCGCAGCCTGTCGGCGGTTGGAGCGATGGCGCGACCGGATACGGTGCGGCGAAATTCTTGCGCGAGTTCGGCGTTGTCTATCGCACGAAGTACCCAAGCTGCGATCTCACAGAGTATTCACCGGAACGCGCGCGTCAGTTCGGCGCGTATGGCTGCGGTGGTCAGGGTGACAACGGTCGGCTTGACGCTGAAGCAAAGAAGCACCCATTGAAGCACGTTGTCGCGGTGCGATCGTGGGCAGAGTTGTGCGCCGCAATCGAGAGCGGCTATCCCGTCACGCTCGCTTCGTCGCAGGGGTTTTCATCGACGCGCAACAAAGACGGCATCTGCGAGGCATCCGGCGTTTGGATGCACCAGATGTGTGCCATAGGAATTCGTCACCGAAAAAACGGCGCGCCTGACGATCTGTGCTTGGTCTTGAATAGCTGGGGTCCGGGGTGGTGCGGTCCCCGAGAAAACAAATTCCCAAGCGATCAACCAGACGGCTCATTTTGGGCGAGGCGCAGCGTGATTGAACACATGCTCGATGACGCATGGGCGATTGGCGATACCGATGGGTTTAAGTATCGCGACCTCGATCACGGTGGTTGGCTTCAGCCGCCACAGGCAAAGCGACAATCGTCGCCAGCTCGTTTGATTGCAGACACGTTTCACATCGCGTTCTAGGAGATGCTTCATGGGTTTGCTTTTGTGGCTTGTATTTGGCGCGTGTGTTGGCGGCATTGCCAAATGGTTGATGCCGGGAAGACTTCCTGACGGGTGGTTGCTCACGATCGGACTCGGCGTTGTCGGTTCGTTCGCCGGCGGTCTGCCATTCGGAGGAAATCCGGCAGGCTGGATCGCATCAATCATCGGCGCGTGCGCGTGTCTGTTCGCCTACACGATTTGGAGCCAAGATCGATGACAAACAAAGAAATGCGCGAAATGTCGATCGCCGTGCTGGTTGCTGTTGCGGTGACGTGGTGCGCGGCGACAAGCGATTATTCGCCAATCAAACCTCGCCCCGATCGCCCCGTGTTGCGATTCATTCAGAGGCTCGCGCGGGCGGGCCTGTGGGTGATGTGGCTTGCAGATGCGCCGCGAAGCGCAGAGCCACAATATGCGGCGCGAATCGATGCGTCTGGTCAACCGATCGTCAACCATAGGCACGGGTGGTAAATCATGTGGCAATACTTGCTCGCGCTGTTGGCAAGCCTATCGGCAGATGCGTCTGCGATCGATCGTGAGACTCCGCGGGCTGCTGCTGCGGTTGCTGTGGCCTACGCATCGACTGCGGTCGACAAGTCGCCAGAACCGCAGCCAGAGCCCCCCAGGCCGAAGCCAGCGGTGTGCGTTGATTGCAGCGGGCGAGGCTACATCATCCACGGGGATGGTCATCGCACCGTCTGCCCTGCCTGCAACGGGAAGCCCAGCCAGAGCGTCGATCGTCGCAAGGGGTGAGCCATGCCCGATGCGATCGACGTTCACTGCGAACAACTGCGCGACGCTGTGCGTGAGCGTATCGGTGAACACGCAAAGACGTTCACGCACTCTGTCGATGTGATGGTCGATGAAGTGATGCGCTATTGGCCCGAAAAAGAATTCGCCCGCATTGCGCGAACGGTCGAGGAAGACCGCTCATCAGGCGCAGAAGCGATCGGTGCGATGGCGGTTGTCGTGGCGAAGTGCCGGGAAAACCTTGAAGCACGATGGGGCGCGCAGCCTTCGCACGTTCAAGCGATCGATCTGCTGATAGAGCCTGTCGTGATTCAGCTTGCGAACATCTGGTTTTCGAACAACGAAGCTCGCATTGCGATGCGTGAAGTCATCGCGAGGCTTCGCAATCCGCTACCGAAGAACAATCAGAAGCGCGTCGATGGTGGCGGCAAGAGCGGCGGCAAACCGCCCCTCTGATCCAAGCTCTTGCCCGAATCGAATCAACACCAGCGCGCGAATCAACGCATCCATGCGGCGATTCATAGCCCCCCCTTCCCTTTTGATGGCAACCGAATGCGGGCCTGTGAACGTTTGAAAGTCGCAGGCCCGCGATCGGGTGTCAGCGCATCGTGATGATCCAATCACCGCACTCCATTTCAGCGGTGAACGTCACTCCGCGAGCAGCAAGCTCCGCGATGATGCTTGCAAACTCTTTGACTTCGTTGGCTGGGATTCTGATGGTGCTTCTCATCGGTCAAACCTTTCGTGTTGGTTGGTGATCATGCTTCGGTTGAATCAACGATGTGAACAATCAACTGCGTTCCGTTTTCCGGCTGAATGAAGTTGTCGCGAACGTCTTTCGAAAGTTCCGTCAACGTGCCGACAAAGTTGTAGATTTGCCTGCCGATCTCTTGCCCTTCGGCTTGCGTTTGAAAACGCCAATAGCGACGCTCGTAGGTGACTTCGCTGGGGTGGATTTGAATCTTCATCGCTTCGCCTCTCCGCTGTTGGCGTCGATCTGCTGGCGAATCGACTTCAGAAGTTCGCGAGCCTCATCGCGACTGTCGCAAGTGGCAACGTGCCAAAACTTGCCGTCAGAGTTGCTGCCCTCGATCTCGTACCACGCGCAGGCTCCTCTGCTTCGTGGGTCTGCGACGCGAATGATTCGGTATGCGTTCATGGTCGTGCCTTTCGTGTTGGTGGGTTTTAGGATGGACGTTGTGAAGGCTGAACGTGAGGCAGTTCGATGCGCACGATGCGCTCGACAAGCGACGCAAGGCGCGGCTCTGCCTGTTCTTTGCACCAAGCAACGTCAACGACAGGAGGCGCAGGCCGATTTCTGTTCCACGACACGCTGACAAGTGCCCGCGGTGCAGTCAGAAACCCGGACTCCCCTTGCATAGTGACGCATCTCGTTTCGGCAAAGTGAACTTCCCAATCGCCATCGAATCGCCATGCGGTTGTGCGATCGTCAAACGCGCGGACGATTTCGTCGGCGACTTCTGCGGCAAGGTCTTCAAGTGTTGCAGGCATGATCATTCTCCTAGCGGGGGTTGGTGCGGAAACGTAGAAACTAGTTGCAGAAGAAACGAGTGGCGAAGTAGCCAGCGGCACCCTTCGCGTTGATCGGCGTTTGGGCAGTCGCGATGAACTGACGAACCTTCATCAACTTCTGCCCCGGCTTACGGGCGGCTTTGGCGTCGGCGAGCGTTGCGAAAAACTTGGTCATGTGGTTCCTTTCGTGCTGGTCGTGTCGTTCACGTCACAGGTCTAATATTGCATATCGTCAATAATGGCACAAGCCCCCTACAAAAAGATTTTTTTCACGCCTAGCGCGTGAAAGGCATGGGTTTTCGCACCCCCCCCTTGGGGTCGCTACCCGCGCAATGCGTTGCGGGGTCTGCCCCGCGACTCGTCGCGAACGAATGCCGCAGCCGCGGCGCGATCGACGAACCAAACGCCGTCTATACATACTGCGGCGATCTGCCCCGCCTTCGCTTGGCGGGACATCCAGAAGCGCGACACTCCCGCAACCTTTGCGGCGTTCGTGATCGTCAACAGCTTGTTGGTGTCGATGCGTGGCATGGCGCGATTATTGCTGATGTGCCGCAAAGGTCAAGCAAGTGGGCGCGGGTTTGTCTGCCGTTGAGCAAGTATCGCCGGATCGAGGTAGTGTCGAGCTGCGATCTGACTCCCCGGCGTATGACCGAGATGTGGCGAGCCGGAACCCGCTTGCTGAAGTTCGCAGTCAGTCGCAGAGCCGCGACGAAGCCACTTCCAAGTGCCGCCCCGCACGCCTGCAAGCAACACAATGCGGCGAAACTGCTCGGCAAACGTTTCATGGCTCGCCACCCAAGGCGTTGCAAGATGACGAGTGCCATCGACCAGCGATTGACGCAGAGCAAGCATGGTTGTGTCCGAAAGATGGCAGACAACCACTCTGCCTGTTTTGGATTGCGGCACCGCGATGTAGCCCGCTTGCGTAATCTGATCGACACGCAGTCGCTTGACTTGATCTTCCCAGCGCAGGCCCGTGTCCCATGCAACGCGAATTGCAAGCGACCACCAGATCGAGCGACGCAGCCCGCACGGGTGCCAACGTTGCAACGTGGCGCACGTCGCAACCAAGCGATCGACTTCCTCGATCGTCCAGGCTGTCGGTGGCGTATACGGCACCCTTACGCGGCGCACGCGGCGAGTCGGCGCGCGACACAACTCTTGATCCGCGGCATCTCGCCACAGAGCAAGCAACTGCGTGCGCTTGGCTCGCACCGTCGCGGGCGATCTGCCCTGCCGTTGATAGTCAGCAAGAAACTCGGAAAGCATTCGCTCGTCGAGATCGACAAGGCGCACGGGCGAGCCGTGCCATCTTTCAAAGAGCGTGGCGCACATCTTGATCTGACGCACCGTCTCGGCTTTCAGATCGCGATTCAATTCGTAGTCGCGCACAAACTCGCCGATCGTCGGCGTTGCTGATCGAAACATCGTTGCTCATCTTGCTGCCACTGGCGAAGCAATCATGCCTCGCCCGCGGCCTGTCGGCTCCCCCAGCATCCTTCGCTGGGATGGGTGAAACCACCGACAAGTGCCGCCCAAGCGAGCGAGAGCCTAGCGAGGGAGGCGCATCGCAAAAAATGGGGGGTGCTGGTCGGCAAAATCCGCGCGACTGCACCCCGCACAAAGGCGGGTTATTCCCTTCCGATTCGCATCGGTCTACGGAACCGAAGGTTGCTGGTTCGAGCCCAGCGGGGTGTAGTCGCTTTCCCCATCCTACCCCGATGGGTGGGGCGAAGCAAAGAAAATCTAGGAGGCAGGAAAATGGCGGCAGATAGGCACCCCGGTGGCAGACCGCGAACCCTCCCCTATTCCGAGCTTGGCGAGCGAATCGCCGCGATGGCTACCCGTCGCGGTGTGCATCTCGACGAAGTTGCTGCCAACGCTGGCATCTCATACCCAACGCTGTCGCGCATCCTCACCGGCAGAATTTCATCCCCTCGCATGGTGACGATCGTTGCCATCGCTGACGCTCTTGGGACGCAGCCCGAAAAACTCATCGTCCCTGCGCGCCGGAAGACCGGCTAAAAATTTTTTCTGATCGCGATGCGTTCCTCTTGACTGAGTTATTGCATCTCCGTATCTTCTCCCGCGACGTTGCGAAACGTCCGCTGCGCAGTCGATGGTCGATGCGCTGCGAAAAGGATTCAAGAGCCACGGAGGGCTTTCGATGACGCGATGCCCTTCCATGCACGGAGGCAGTCATGCGTGTTGTCATTTCAGACGACCAGTTGAAAAGCTGGCGTCGCCAAGGCGTGTCCGCGGATGTGATCTGTCGGACGTGCGGATTCTCACCAGAGCAATACACGCTTCGCCTGCGAGCGATGTACGGACTTCCCGGCCCCGACGATCCTTCGACGGAGGAGATCGAACAAAGGTGTCTAGAAATTCAGTCGACGTGGTCAGACGCGGAGCGGATGCGTCGAACGCAGAGAACGGGAACCATCTTCAAGTACCCGCCAGACGCACGCGCATAGCGTCGAGCGTTGATCGCAGCACAGCGCAATGGCTGCGGAAGATCGTTCGCGTTCACGCTCATCTGTGCCAGATCGTCGCTCGCTTTGGTCAGAAGCAACCAAAGCGGAGGGATGAATTGGCGCGACGATTGGAAGATGGCGATCGCACGTTGCTACTCGACTGCGTGTCGCTTGCGATTCGCGATCTGCAATCCATCAGCGATTCGATCGACAAGTCGATGAACAGAGCGAAGCCTACGGAAGCCATCCCGGGCAGCGCGGAAAAAATTGAAGTGCTTCGTCGTCGATTCGCTGCGAGCAAATCGCTGTGGATCGACGGTGACAAACAGGACGTGCGCGATGGATCGCGTGAGTGAGGGCATGGACGCAACCGCTACCGATCGCGATGGACTGCGATCGGTAGCTTTCAGCAAAGGGGAAACGATGTTGTGGCTTCGAAGAAAACGTTACGAATCAATTGTCGTCAACGATGGCGAAATCGAGATCGTGGTTGGCAGGATTGACGGCGACACGGTGCGCATTGGCATCGAGGCACCGCAGTCGTGCGCGATCATGCGTGGTGAAGTCTGGCTGGCCCGCGAACGGGCGCAGTCGAGTGTTGTGAGCAAGGTCGAGGAAACCAAAGAGGGAGCGGAAGCATGAGTTTGTTTCAACAGGCAAAGAAGTCGCAGGCAAAGTTGCGTTTGGGTCTGGTCGGCCCCGCGGGGTCAGGCAAGACGATGACCGCGCTTCGCATCGCGAATGGCATCGCGGGTGGAAAGAAGATCGCAGTCATCGACACAGAGCATGGAAGCGCGAGCCTCTATGCTGGTGCGTCGATCGACTTCGACGTGTGCAACCTTGAATCGTTCGAAGTCGAGAAATACATCGACGCGCTCAAGGCAGCGGAGGAAGCTGGCTATCACGTTGTCATCATCGATTCGCTTTCCCATGCGTGGAGCGGGAAAGGTGGCATTCTGGAATTCGTTGACAGTGCGGGCAAGCGAAACGCGGGCGGCAATTTCTCCGCTTGGCGTGACGCGACTCCGCGACACAACAGGCTCGTCGAAGCCATCCTTGCGAGCAAGTGCCACATCATCGTGACGCTTCGCAGCAAGACAGAGTATGTGGTCGAAAACGTTGGTGGTCGCACGACTGTTCGCAAGGTTGGCTTGCAGCCCATCCAGCGCGAAGGGATGGAATACGAATTCACCGTCTGCGGTGACGTGTCCGCTGATCACGATCTGATGATCACGAAGACACGCGCCACGTTCTTGAAAGATGCGGTCATTCGCGAAGCTGGCGAGGAACTTGGGAAGCAGTTGGCGAAGTGGCTGGAAGATGGCGAGATTGTCGCCCCTCCCGCGACCACTCCGTTCAAGGTCACGATCCCAACGTCTATCGAAGACACGCTTGCGAGCATCGCAAACGCTTCTCTGACCGCGATCGAGCGACTGATGCCCAAGATCGATCAGCGTCACGCAGCGGGCGAACTGAACGACAAGCAGCGTCAGACGCTTGTCGCGGCGATCGAGCGTCGAATCAACGAACTGAACACCGCTGCGGAGGTCGTCGCAACATGACAAACGACTCGCTGCCAATCGAAGACGGCGCAACGCCAGACGATGCACAGCTTGAATTGCTGTTGCGACAAGTTCGTGAGAAGCAACTGACTGTCGAGCGAGCGGTTGGCATTGCTCACTGTCTTGGATTCGGTGACGGGTTTCAATGGGCGATTGAGCAGATGAAAACGGCTCGCATCGTGCGTGTCGGAAACAACCATGAACCGGAGATTCAGTCGTGAAAATTGATTGGTCACTGTTTGAAGGCGAGTCGCCTTCACCGCAGCAGAACGAACGGAAGCCACTCACGCCGGGGTTTCATTTCGGCGTTGTCGAGGCAGTGAAGTTTCAGCCAGGGTGGCGCGTCGATGATCGCAACCCATCGGGCGATTGCTTGTCGATCTGGATCGACTGCGAGGAAGACGGTCAGAAGAAGCGTGTCTTCTACACCGTCGCCTGCAACTGGACCCGCAAGCTGATGGAGATCGCTCGATGTGCTGGCGTGGCAGGCCCGCAGAAGGGCGAAGACGATTGGGATGAAGTTGAGCTTGTCGGTCAGACCCTCTACGTTGAGACATCAACGTACATCGTTCAGAGTGGGAAGAATGCTGGCGAGGAGCGACCCAAGATCGTTCAGTTCGTCGATGCCAGCAAGCAACCCAAGGCGACTGAAACCACAACGGAGCGTCGAGCGCGTCACGATCCCAACGAGATCACGAACGCACCTCGACGCACCATGACGCAGAAGACTCACGCCAAGTTCAAGGAGGCGAACGGTGCCGACGATATCCCCTTCTGAACCAGTGACCTTCGTGGGTGGTCCCTTTGATGGCAGCGAGTATCAAAAGGCAAAGGGAGTAAGTACGTTTCCGTATTTTCTTCATCTGCCGCATGGCGATCGCTTGTATCTGTATCGACTGTCAATGCGGAAGAACGGCAAAAAGTTGATCGTGCGTTACGCGCACAACGGTTTTTGCTCCATGCAAGATGGGGCATCAATCAAGTGATTGTGAAACCGCTCACTAGCGGCAGCTTGGTGCAAGCCCAAGCGAGCGGGGTGATCGAGCCGCGCGGCTCGACGTTGTTGATTGTGCAAGGAGGATGACGAGCATGGCAAAGGAACTGGTGATCACTGACAAGCGGGACATCCCCGCGGGCTTCATCCCGATGAAGTCGATTCCGAGGCCCGATTACGATCGCATCAAGAAAGCGGTGATTCGCCGCGAGATCGATGCGGTCTGCCTCTACCCTGACGGCGAGCGCGTTTGGCGACCGCGCAAGTGGGTTCACAAGGGTCAGGTCGACGCGATGCGCGAGATGTATCGCACTCGCGACGCCAAGAACGTGTTCAAACCCAGCCAGACAGATCAGATCGTCGAGCGCGTGGTTGAGAAGCATCAACCAAAGATCGACGAGACTGTGAAGAAGTCTGTCTATCTCGCGCTGGTTGAACTGAACAGCTCCATCGAACTTCTGACGATGGCTGTTCAAGACCTGACGAACGCAACAACGAAAGCGACCGCAGCCCAAGGCGAGCGCGACTTGTTCACGTTGCAGAGTCAGAACGCTGGTTGATCCAGCGAGTCGCCTAGTGATCGGCACGATCGCAGCTTCGACGCTGCGAGGCGACGTGGAGGTTGATCATGGCTGTTGTGATTGTGCGGATTTGCAATAAGTGCAACGCGCCCCGGCACCCAACGGTGACGCGCTGCCCAACGTGTTGGTCACCAGAGTTTCGGATTCGCAAGGAAGCGGACAAGCAAACGAACAGGAGATGAACGATGGCAGGGGAATGGATTCCGATCGACGTTGAGCTTGCCAGCAAGCCAGAGGTTCACGAACTCGTCGAGCTATCGGGCCAGAGCGTCGAAATTTGCGTTTATAGGCTCTTTCGCCTTTGGGGGTGGTTTGCTCTGCATTCGGCAGATGGAGCCGCCAGAGCGACGCCAGCGCGCCTAGCGAGCATGGTCTGCGGGGATGCGGACTTCTGGAAGCACGTCGAGGCTGTTGGCTGGCTGGCTTTCGACGCTGAAGCTGGCACCGTTACCGTCACCGCATGGGAAAAGAGATTCTCCAAAGCGGCTAAAGCCCGCAGATTGACGGCAGACAGGGTGAAACGATGCCGTAACGCTGATGTAACGGCAGAGCGTTACACAAACGTTACCAGAGAAGAGGAGAGAAGAAGACAGATTCCTCCTCCTCCGCGCGAGGCTTCGCCAAAGGAAGAAAACACCACCCCCCCCCTGCCCTCTGACGGGTGGCAAACACTTCTTGCCGCATGGAACGCAGCCAGCGCAGAGGGGCAGCGGTGGCGTTCACCCAACCCGCCCGCGAACACCGCGCAGCGACTCGCAGAAGACGGCTGGCTTGATCGCGCACTGACTGCCATCGCGCGACTGCCGCGGTGTCGCTTCTTCGCGACGCCTGTGCCGCTTCAGCAGTTCGTCGGTCCTGGCTTCGTCGATCGATTGCTTGGCGGGCAATACGACAACGCGCCAAAGCAACTTGGCGAGTCGAGCGACAAGCCAGTGCCGAAGGCATGGAGTGGTGACGATGCTGCTCGCTTGGAGGCGACGCGGCGAAGGATGGTGCAACAACTTCGAACGGAGGAAGCATGACAGAGCTACAAGAAAAGTTTCGATGCGATCAACCAATGTCGCAGAAAAATCACGCTGATCTGATGCAACGCATTTGGGACGCGCGCGGGAAGGTCGACGCAGCGATTGGCATCTACTACTCGCGCGTTCTGCTCTACGCGCTTGGCAGGATCACGCCAACACCTGACGCAGATATGCCGCGATACGAAGTTGAAGAACCAAGATGGACAGGCGACTGATTCAAGAAAGGAAACACATGAGCGACATCGTTGAACGTATTCGCAGTTTGCGCTTCGTCCACGTTCCTGTGGCAAGCGATTTGATGCACGAAGCAGCGCAAGAGATCGAGCGGCTGCGATGGGCAGAGAAGACAAACAAAAACGTGATTGATCGTCTGATGAAGTTGATTCCACCACCTGTCAAGAAAGGTTCGAAGCAGATGACTTTTGCCGAATTGGAATATGCCGTGAAGCAATGGGCGCGCGACCGAAAAATCATTCCGAACAGCACACCCAAAATGCAGTTGCTCAAAACGATGAGCGAGCTTGGCGAGCTTGCAGACGCGACCGCGAAAAGCGACGCGGAAGGCATTGTCGATGGCATTGGCGACGTGCTTGTGACGTTGATCATTTACGCCGAGCTATCTGGCCTGACTCTCGCGGAGTGTCTCCACGAAGCCTATCTCACGATCAAAGATCGCCGCGGAACGCTCACTCCCGAAGGCATCTTCGTGAAGGAAGTTGGTTGATTGAACGCACGGCAGCGTGTCGTGCGTCACGGATGATTTCCCATGCGAAAGGAATCGTATGCGTTTTTTCTTGCTGATTGTGCTTGCGTTGTTTCCGGCGTTTGCTTGTGCCGAGACTGTCATCGCTCGGCGCAATTCTGTGGTCGTGACCGGGGCGCAGGATGCTGCGGTCGTTCTCGCGCGCCGTGGTTCGCTTGTTCACACAAGCTGCGGCATGACTGAAGGGATCGGCTTCAGCACCGTGTCGGCTGATGCGGCGATTCGCAATTGCTGCTACTGGGGCAAGCGAAAGGCGATCGACATCGGCGTTGCCCGCGGACCGCGCGGTTGGTTCGCGGTCGTTCGCTATCAGTGATCGGTGACAGTTGCCGCGCTGGCGTGTTCGCAGTTGAACCGCCAGCGCGGCACTTTTTAAACGCAACTCAACACATCACAGGTGATTTAATGGGAAGAATGTCACGACAAAAAGGCAAGCGTGGAGAACGCGAGTGCGCCGCGGAGCTTGGCGCACTGCTTGGTGTTGAGTGCAGGCGCGGCGTTCAGTTTCAAGGCGGGCCGGATTCGCCTGACGTGGTGCTGAAGGGAGTTCCGTTGCACGTTGAATGCAAGCGCGTTGAAACGCTGAATCTCTACGCTGCGATTCAGCAGGCTTGTGATGACGCGCCAGAGAATGCGACGCCTGTGGTGTGGCATCGCAGGAACGGCAAACGAAGTGTGATCATTGTCGAAACGAGCCGCATCGTGGCGTTTGCTGAAGCCGTGATAGCCGCGAGGAAAACGCCGCAACAAGGAACCGAAAACCACTAGGAATCGTCGAGCCTCCCGGTTCCGACAACCAAAAAACACTTGTTTTCCAGTGCCAAACGCACCTCGACACGACAAATCCGCGGGTTTGTCATGTCGGTCTCATTTTGCGGAAAGCACTTGTTTTCCAGTGCCAAACCACGCCGGAACACGGTCGGCCTTACAAATCCTCGGTAAGGCCAAATGGCTGTCAGGTGCCAAAACGTCTATTTTCCTAGAGGCAAATGGTTGTGACGTTGCCGAACGCGATCGGCGAATCGGTGAACGTCAGGTGCGGAAACATCTATTTTCCTAGAGGCAAATGGTTGTCAGGCCGGGAAACCTCGAAAAAACATGGTCGGAACGCGGGTGTTGCATTTTGCAACACTTGGGGTCCTTCCCCACTTTTCTCGCGTGGGGGAGTGTCGCGAACATACGCAAAACAGGACAGACTTTCTTTCGCGTCGGGGCGCGGCTCGCAGGCCGACAGGCTGGGCAAAATGACCGGCTTGCGCGCCGATCGGTTCGCTGGCAGAATCGCCGCTCAGCGAGGCAAAGCGGTGGCAATCAAGTCGATCATTCACGTCAACCAGCACATCATTCGCCGCAACGCGAAGACCGGCGGCAACGAGCCGGTGATTTCCGTGAAGCGAGGGCGGCGCAACACCTACGCGCACGCCGTCACGATCGACGGTCCATCGTCAGTCATCTACTCGCCAGACAAGCCGCTGCGATGCGGCGCGCGGGTCTGGATCGAGACAAACGCATTCGTCACTTGCTGGATCAACTCGACAGGGGGAGCCGTCAATGAAGATCAGAGATCGCATCAAGGAATTTCGCCGAGTCAAAGCCAGCGAGCTGATGCCCAACCCGAAAAACTGGCGAACGCATCCGCAGGAACAACGCGACGCGCTCAAAGGCGTGCTTGCGGAAGTCGGCATGGCGGGCGCGGTGCTTGCTCGCGAGACTGAAACCGGCGATCTGATGCTGATCGACGGTCATTTGCGGGTCGAAACGACCGGCGACGCCGAGATCCCGGTGCTTGTTCTCGACGTGAACGAAGCCGAGGCCGATTTGCTTCTCGCCACGCACGACCCGCTCGGCGCAATGGCAGAGATCGACCCCGAAAAGCTGGAGTCGGTTCTGTCTGAACTGAACACATCAAGCGACGCGCTGCGCGATATGTTGGAGCAACTCGCCGCTGAAGCTGGCATCGTGCCGGAAGACGAGACTGAAACCGAAGGCGAGCAAGTGCCGCTCAAGTCTGGCTTCGAAATCGTCGTGACGTGCGAAAACGAGCAGGCGCAGCAGCAACTTTTCGACCGGCTCAACACGGAGGGGTACAAGTGCCGAGTGCTGACATACTGATCGAATCGCCGATCGCGACATCGTTTCGCGTTGAGCAAGTGCGCGGGATGTTTGACGTGCCTGGGGCTGCAAGCGTCAAGCACGAATGGCACGTCAATCTGCCGCTCGAAGGCAAGCAGTGGCAGATCGGCTTGATTGTCGGCGCGTCAGGCAGCGGCAAGACCACCATCGGGCGACGCCTGTTTCCCGATGCGCTTTATCACGAAGGCTACGAATGGCCCGAGAAGGCGGCGATCGTCGACGGTTTTCCTGCCGGTCTGGACGGAGCTGTGATCACGCAGGCTTTGTCATCGGTCGGTTTTTCAAGCCCGCCGCACTGGCTCAAGCGGTTCTCTCATCTCAGCAACGGTCAAAAGTTCCGGTGCGAATTGGCGCGGCTGATGCTGGAAGATGCCGACACGGTCGTTTTCGATGAGTTCACCAGCGTTGTCGACAGGGATGCAGCCATGATCTCGTCGGCTGCTATCGCGAAGGCACTTCGAAAACGCGCTAGGCCACGTCTGGTCGCGTTGTCGTGTCACTTTGACATCGTTGATTGGCTCGACCCGGATTGGGTCTACAACGTTGCCACGGGCGAGTTCAATTGGAGGTTGCTTCGGCGACGCCCGCCGGTTGAACTGCGACTCCATGAAACGACAACTGCTGCTTGGTCGATGTTTAGGGGGCATCACTATCTGACCGCAAATCTCCACAAAGCGGCGCGGTGCTTTGTCGCGACGTGGCACGACAAGCCGGTTGCGTTCACTAGCTTCATGCACTTTGCGCACCCAAACGTGAGGCAGGCAAAGCGAGAGCATCGCACCGTTGTTCTGCCTGACTATCAAGGCGTCGGCATCGGCAACGCAGTGAGCGAGTGGCTAGGCGCGCACGCCAAGCGACTCGGGTTCCGCTTTCTGTCAACGACAAGCCACCCCGCAATGATCAAGCACCGGCATCGCAGCGACCTGTGGAAGGTCAAGCGCATCGGTCACGTCGCTCTGCTCGGCAAGAATTCGACCATGCGCCGCGGGTCGCACCTTGGCGACAGTGGCTCATACAACAGAGTCACCGCAGGCTGCGAGTATGTAGGGCCACCCGCTGAACTTTCTGCGGCATGTGCCACAACTTCGTCGAACCCAAGCACGGGATCGGGCGTATCGCCTTCGGTCGCTCAAGCACCCAGCACCACGGGCCGAAGGCGTAAGCGTTCCCAGAAACGTCCGCTAACGGGACGCAGTCGACAACGTAGACAAAGCCGATGATCGCACCTCGCGGCAGCAGCGAAGGGTCTGGCATATCGCCGAGAAGGCTTGCGTCCGCTGGCGAGATGACCGACTTCGTGGTAGACGAGTGAATCCACAGACGACCGCGGTGACGTGTGCGCCACGTTCTGTTTTCTATCCGCTTGCGACCGTGAACAATTGACCATGCCCAGTGAGGGAATAGCGAAAGGCAGAATTCCATGACGATCTCCACATACCATTGCCCGAAGTGTTCGCGGCAGCTTCAAGTGAGCGGCGTCGCGACGATCGATGACGTTGATTACCCGATCTTTCAATGCGATGACTGTCTGCACAAAGTGAAGGCGTTCGGCGACGAGTTCGAAGTCAACCTGACGTTTGCGGTTCGTCCCGATGGGTCTTGGTTTGATCCGACGAAAGATGACGAGCAAGTTTGACTGAACAATCGTTATTTCTCTGTCCTCCGATTTAGGCGTTGCGCTGCCAAACGGGCAGCGCGATCGTGTTCCATCCAGTAGTCGATGGCAGTGCGAATCAACGCAGCCTTGCCGCCCTCGATGCCGAGGGCAGTCGCGACGCCGTCCAGCGTCGCGATCTGCTCCTCGGTCATCCGTATCGACAACATCTTCGATCGCGGTGTCGGTCGTTCTTCGCGCTGGAACTTCATTTGGAATCTCCGAATTCGAGGACTTCGCCATCCTTCACGCTCTTGATCTGCCCCGGCAACGCGCCGGGGAGCGAAGCGATGTAGTAGCTCTTGCCCGTCTCGCCGATGTGAAGAGGTTGCCCGTTGGCGCGAGCCGCGACGAGCCGATCCTTCCACAGTCCGAGCATGACGAGCGGGCTGCGGCCCCGCGACACTTGAACGGCCTGACCGCAGCGATCGATCAGTTTGCCGTTGGCTCGCTCGATCAGCAACCCCAGCACTTCAGAGTCGCATTCAGTCATCGGGTGAAGATCGTGCGAGTCGATGATTTCCTTGTAGTGATGAATCATGCCGTTGTGAACGATCCAGCCGCCATCCGCGGGGTGCGGGTGATTGTTCAAGTTGTTGCGATAGTCGCCGTGCGTCGCCCATCGGCAGTGCCCGATCAGCATCGTCGCATCCTTCGCCATCGCGAGCAGTCCGAGCGAGTCAACGATCTGCCCGCTCTGCTTGAACATGTGCAACTTGCGCTTGCGATCGACCCAAGCGATACCCCAAGCGTGAGGCCCGCGGGTCATCGTGACTTCCGCGACCTCGCGGATGATGTCGAGGCTGATCGTGTTGTCTTCCTTGGCAACGAATCCAAAAACTCCACACATGATGTCTTCCTTCTCTTGGTTGTGATTGATCTGACCATCGTCAGGCACCGCATCACGGTGCGACGCTCTTGCGAGCGTTTCGGTCTAGGCGTTGCGAACGAGGAACGTGCCAGAGGTGTCGATGCCACTGAACGATCGCGGGAAGAATCGCTTGAACAGATTCGCCGCCCACTTCATGCGCCCCCAGTGATCTTCCATCTGCGGGTCATCCTGCGCCATGCACCCCGCGTAGCAGTAGAACAGCGTGGCGATCGACAACTTGCCAACGATAACGATCACGGGGCGATCGCCGCGACAGTCAACGCCGCTGTTGAAACTGTTCTGGCGGTCTTCGTGAGCGAAGGCGATGCCGATGTCCATATCGAGGGCTTCGTTCATGTCGGACACGAACTGTTCGAACTTCTGGCAACGCTCGCTATACGTTCCGCGGAACGGCTTGGAGTTGCGAAGCGACTTCACGGCGCGGCAGACGCCAGCGGGGTAGAGCGGGTTGTCAACAAGCACGTCAGCAATGCAAGAGGGCATGATCATTCTCCTAGTCAAGTGGTTGTGTCTGACCTTCATCAGGCACCGCATCACGGTGCGACGCCCTCGCGGGCGTTTCGGTCTGCGGGGTGAGGCTCAGCCCTCCTCCCCCGTGTCGGTGGCCCCGCCGTCATACTTTTTGGCAAGGCGCATCAACTCTTTTTTGACTTGCTTCAGCGTCGGCCCGTTGTCGATGAACAGGTCGCCAAAGACCCGCTTCTCCCGTCCCTTCGTCCACCCCAGCGCGTAGAACAGACGGCAGACCGCAGTCTGACCGACGCCCCCGCGGTGGATCGGGCTGGATTCCTTCGGAGTCTTCGCCGTGAACTGCGTGGCGCGATTGCAGAGCAGCGACTTTTCGACGATGCCGATGCACGTCAGGACGTGACCCACAATCTTGGTGGCGTTGAGCGTCGCGGCGAACGGGCGAAACTCGACCGTGGGCTTTGTCGTGATCGTGTTGAGGATGTGGTAGCGAGTGTGGGTGCGTCGAGCCATCGCGTTGTCGAGCGAGCCGTAGGCTTGCAGCGAACCTGCCCACTGACCGCGCTCGCGACGGGTCGTGCCGGTCGTGGCATAGATTGCCTTTTCGAAGTTGGCGACCAGAGCAATCACCTTCGCGAGATTTTTGGCGTTGCGCTTGTTGAAACCGACGTGAACGTGCAGACCGCAAGAGGAGTTCACCTTGCCACCCTTTTCGACGATCAGACGCACCACGTCGAGCAGTTGACGGACGCCTTCCTTGCCCTTCAGCACGGGCGAAACGAATTCACAAGCCTGACGACCGGGGCCAGCGGAGATCGACGGGTCGCGGTCAGCGAGCCAGCCAGCGGGCAGCCACTCGACTTGAACGCCAGCACCGTGGCCCCCAACGTAGGCGAGCGCGCCGTGGGGCATGTGGGTTTCGATCTCAACTCCGAAGGTCATTTCGTTGGCGTCGACTGTCGCGGGCATCGTTTGGGTTCCTTTGGTTGGTGTCGTTCTTTCGTTCGCGTCGGTTGCGTTACTCACAACTGACGAAATACATCATCGTCATTCCCGAGCGTATGTCAACAGCGTCATTCGAAATATTTTTCGGAATTGTCGGTTCTCCTTTGGCCTATAGGGGTTAGGCTGGAGAAAATTCTGCCTAGCTCGATCAAAAACGCGATTCCCTCGATGCCCCGCGAACTGTTCTAAAGATAGAAGGGCACCCCGATGGCACTCACAACTGAACAGAAGAACAGGCTCCGCGAGACAGAGCGCAGGGCGCGGGCTGCGTTGCGTGAAGTTGCGAAGGTGAAGAAGCGAGCAGGCGCGCCGTCGAATCAATACGACAGTCATCGCGAACGAATGGCGGCGCGCGCCGCAGAGTTGAGCGAATCGGGCCGCGACATCGGCGAGTTGCCTGCCGTTGTGAATGCGGATCGAAAGGCAGAATGCGCCTCCAGCTTTCAACTGTTCTGCGAGGAGTATTTTCCGGCGACGTTTCGCCTTGAATGGTCGCCGGATCATCTGAAGGTGATCGCAGCCATCGAGGCAGCGGTGACGAAAGGCGGCTTGTTCGCGTTCGCGATGCCGCGTGGAAGCGGCAAGACATCGCTCGTCGAGACTGCCGCTCTGTGGTCAATCGTCTACGGTCACCATGATTTCATCGCGATCATCGGCGCGGATGAAGAACACGCTCGAACGATGCTTGAATCGATCAAGGTCGAATGCGAGGTGAACGAGGCTTTGCTTGACGACTTCCCCGAAGTGGTCTACCCGATCGTCGCGCTTGAAAAGATTCATCAACGAGCCGGTGGTCAGCTCTACCGCGGCAAGCCGACAAACATCCAGTGGACGGCAAACGAAGTGCAGTTTCCGACCGTAGAAGGCAGCAAAGCGTCTGGCGGCATCATTCGCGTTGCAGGCATCACGGGAAGAATCCGCGGCATGTCTGCCAAACGCGCGTGCGACAGTCGCAAGGTGCGCCCATCGCTTGTGCTGATTGATGACCCGCAGACAGACGAAAGTGCGGCGTCGCCGTCACAAGTCGCAACGCGGGAAGCGGTGCTGAAAGGTGCGATCCTCGGGCTCGCGGGGCCGGGGTCAAAGATCAGCGGTCTTTGCACGGTCACGGTCGTGAAGCCTGACGATCTGGCAGACCGGCTGCTTGATCGCAGCCAGCACCCTTCGTGGCAAGGCGAACGCACAAAGCTGATCTATTCGTGGCCTACTGCTGATGATTTGTGGTCGCAATATGCCGAAATGCGTCGCGAGGGTCAGCGAACAGGGCGAGGCACATCTGACGCGGATGACTTCTATCAGCAGCATCAACCAGAGATGGATGCCGGTGCGGTCGTGGCGTGGGAAGCCCGCAAGAACGAAGACGAGTTGAGTGCCGTTCAGCACGCATGGAATCTTCGAATTGACCGCGGGGAGAGCGCGTTCGCCGCTGAATTCCAAAACGAGCCGGTGCTGCAAGCCACAGAAGTTGGTCGAATGCAGAAAAAGGAACTGGCAGCGCGTGTCATCAACGTGCCGGGAGGAGTCGTGCCGATCGGGTGCGATCAGCTCACGGCGTTCGTTGACGTTCAGGAAAAGGTGCTGTTCTGGTTGGTCGCGGCTTGGAATGAATCGTTCGGCGGCTCAGTCGTCGCCTATGGTTGCTACCCAGAGCAGTCGTCGGCATTCTTCGAAGCTGCGCACGCGAAGCGAACGCTTGCCCTGGCTGCAAAAGGTGCGGGCTTCGAAGCGTCGTTGAACGCTGGCCTAGAAAAGCTCACGATCGATCTAATGTCTCGCGAGTGGCTGCGAGAAGACGGCACCGCAATACGCATTCGACAACTCCTGATCGATGCGAACTGGGGGCAATCGACGCAGACAATACGAACCTTCGCGCGCCGGTCGCAGTTTGCCGCGTCAATCCTGCCTTCGCACGGTCGAGGCATCGGCGCATCTGGTCAACCACTTGCCGACAAGCAAAAGGGTCGAGGCGACAAGCTCGGTTTGAATTGGCGAATCGGGCAGATTTCTGCCGGTCAGCGGTCAGTGCTGTATGACACAAATTTCTGGAAGACCTTCGTCGCGGCTAGGCTTCGGCTTGCTCTTGGTGATCCCGAATCGATCTCGATAAACAAAGGCGAGCATGATTTGCTAATCGAGCATTTCACCGCAGAATATCCGGTTCGAACAGAGGCGCGCGGTCGCACGGTTGACGAATGGAAGATGGGCGGGCGAGACAATCATTGGTGGGATTGCTTGGTCGGAGCAGCGGTCGCGGCATCAATTGCAGGCGTGCGCCCGCAAGCAACCGAAGCTGGCGGGAGAGCGCGTCGAAAGGTGGAAATGCCCGCTCGCTCAAAGAGAAAGATCACGGTCACGCGGCGCGAAAATTAGCCATAGGCGGCACGAAGCAGTCGTCTGTCAGTTAGTGTCGCGATATATGAGCGACACACTGCGCGACCAGATTGAAACAACTGCCGCGAACCCTCTGCGCGTCCGCACGGACGCAGGAGAAGTCGAGTCGCACGACCTTGTGAAAATGGTCGAAGCCGATAAGTACCTTTCTGCCGCGAAGGCAGCAAAGACTAAGAATCGCGGTCTGCGCTTTACCCGAATCGTGCCGCCGGGATCGTATTCGTGAGCTTTTTCGATCGACTCATGGGACGCAAGGAAGCGCGGCGCGCGGAAGCGATGCCGGTGCGCGTGCGCGGTCGTTTTGATGCCGCTGAATCGCTTGACGATCGCAAGCACTGGCAAAACGCCGATTGGTTCTCGCTCGACGGCGCGCTGACCGCAACGGTGCGGCGCACAATGCGCAATCGCGCCCGCTATGAGCGACTGAACAACTCCTATCTCGCAGGCATTGCCGACACGCTTGCCAACGATCTTGTAGGCACAGGCCCGCGGCTTCAACTCACGACCGGCAACAACGATTCCGATCGCACGATTGAGACTGCGTTTTACGAGTGGAGTTGGCACGTCAATCTCGCGGGCAAGCTTCGCACGATGCGGCAGTCGAAGCTGATCGATGGCGAAGCCTTTGCGATGATGATCACTAATCCTCGCCTCGACGGCGTGCAGCTCGATCTGCGGCTGATCGAAGCAGAGCAAGTCGCGACGCCGATTGGCGTGCGCGTGCCGCTTGAAACGCCGGAAGGCTCGATCGTCGATGGTCTTGAATTCGACGAAACCGGCAACGTGATCGCCTACAAGGTTCTGAAGTATCACCCCGGCTCAAACTATCGGGTCAGCAACTTCGAATTCAATCGGGTTGTCGCCGAGAATATGTTCCATTGGTTTGCGTCGGTGCGACCGGCGCAGCATCGCGGCGTTTCGGAAGTCGCGCCGTGCTTGCGCCTGTTTGCGGATATGCGGCGATTCACTGGCGCGGTGATCGCTGCCGCGGAGACTGCTGCCGATTTCGCTGCGTTCCTCCACAGCAACTCGCCCGCTGCTGAAGTCGATGAGGTCGACGCATTTCAATCGATGGAGATTGAGAAGCGCAGTATGGTGACGCTGCCAGAGGGATGGTCTGTGTCGCAGCTTCGCGCAGAGCAGCCGGTCAGCACATACGCGATGTTCAAGCGCGAGATTCTCAACGAAATCGCTCGCTCGCTTCAGCTTCCATACAACATCGCTGCGCTCGATTCGTCGAGCTACAACTACTCGTCTGGCAGGCTCGATTGGCAAGTGTATTCGCAGACAATCCGCGTTCAACGCGATGATCTAGAGCGCGGCATTCTCGATCGTCTTTTCCGCGCGTGGTGCGACGAAGCTGCGCTTGTCGGCATCATCCCATCTGGAATGCCGCCCGTTGCCCAATGGACGTGGACGTGGACGTGGGACGGTCGCGAACACGTCGACCCGCTGAAGGAAGCAAACGCCGCGGAGTCCAGGCTGCGCACGCACACGACCACTCTCGCCGCTGAATACGCGCGACAGGGCAAGTCATGGGAAGTCGAGTTGCGCCAGCGCGCCGCAGAAATCGCGCTGATGAAAGAGCTTGATCTGTTCGTCGATCTTCAGCCAGAAACCAACTATGGCGGGCAGCTTGACGAAGACGGCTCCCCTGTTCCCGCGGGGGAAAAATGAACTTTGAATTTGACTGCGAGGAGGACGATCTTTCGATCGTTGTCTTTCTATGAATCAGCTTGCGATCCAATCGAGCGTGAACTTTCTTGCCGCCGTCGAAGGCGAAGGCCAGGCCGCGCCGATTCGGTTCACGATCGAAGCCTACACCGGCGCGCCGATTCGGCAGCAATGGTCGCGCGAGCCGATCGTGATCGATCTGGCAGGGATGAAGTTCAAGCAGACGTTGCCGATTGTGCTGGGTCACGACTATTCGCTTGGCTCGATCCTTGGTCAGACGACCGGGGTTCGCGTCGAGGGGAGCAAGCTCATTGTCGAAGGTGAAATCCTCGCCAGCGGCGATACTGCTGATCGCGTCGCTGCGCTTGCGCGTCGCGGGTATCAGTGGCAAGCCAGCGTTGGCGCAGACGTGCGCCAGCACATGAAGGTCGACGCCGAACGCGCCGTTGAAGTCAACGGCCAGATGTTCGCCGGACCGATCAGAGTCGTCAAAGCCTCCGCTCTGCGGGAGGTTTCTTTTGTAACCCTCGGCGCAGATGCAGATACGCGCGTTTCCATTGCCGCAGATGTTGCGGAAACGGAGGAACTTCTTATGGCGGACAACGCCAACGAAACGCCAGAGGTCGACCAGAAGGTTGCCGCTGAAGCCACGGCGATTGTCGCCGCGGAAGCCCCCAAGACTGATGCCGTTGTCGATCACTCGTCGATCATCGCATCCCTGACGGAGAAGGTTGCCAACATGGAAAAGCTGATCGCGACTCGCAACGATCGCGCCCCGGCTGTTCACGTCGCCGAGCAGATCAACGGCGAGAAGGTCATCGAAGCTGCGCTGTGCTTGCAGGCCGGTCTGCCTTCGTCGCTTGTCGAAAAGAGTTTCGACGAGCGAACGGTTGAGGCTGGCGAGAAGGTGAAGCGAACTACTTCGCTTTCGGAAGTGGTTGTCGAGGCCGCGAAGGCGAACGGCTACACCGGCTCGCACCGCATCTCGACCGCTTCGCTCCCGGTGATTCTCCGCGCTGCGTTCGCCACTCATCAGATCGGTGATCTGCTGTCTGCGGTGACTAACAAGTTCCTTCTCGCCGGTTTCAACGCCGTCGAGCGGACGTGGACGGACATTGCCGCCGTGCGAAGCGTGAACGATTTCAAGTCGATCAACATGTTTCGACTCAACGGCTCGTTCAAGTTCACCAAGGTCGGCAACGGCGGCGAACTGAAGAACGCTGCCGCGAGCGATTACAAGCGAAGCGTGGCGGCAGAGCAGTATGGTGTTTATAGCACCATCACCCGTGCCGATCTCATCAATGACGATTTGAACGCTCTCAGTCAGGTGCCGCAGCGCATCGGGCGCGGCGCGGCTCTGTCGCTCAACGAAGTCATCTGGGGTGAGTTCCAGGCCGACAACGCCAGTTTCTACCAGAGCGTCACCGCTGCCGCGGGCAACGCTCTGTCCCTCACTTCTCTGAAGGCTGCTGCGGTCGCCTTCCGCAAGCTGAAGGACACTGACGGCAACCCGCTCGCACTCGCTCCGCGCGTGCTGCTGGTGCCGCCAGAGCTTGAGCTTTCCGCTGCCGAGCTGATGTCGTCTTCGTTGCTCATCTCGGGCACCGATTCGACTCGCGGCAACGCGAACGTTCTCGCCGGTCGGTATCGCGTCGCGACTTCGTCTTACCTGACGAACGCTTCGACGTGGTGGTTGATGGCTGATGCGAACGATCTGAACGCGCTTGATGTCGTGTTCTTGAACGGGCAGCAGTCGCCAACGATCGAGCAAGTTGCCGTTGATGCGGACAAGCTCGGCATCGGCCTCCGCGGGTACATGGATTTCGGCGTGAGCAAGGCCGAAAGCCTGTCGACTCTGCGCATGGCAACCGCTTGATGAGTTTATGCGGAAACGCAGCAACCAATGAAAACCGCAGCCGGGGGCGGGCGAAACCCGCCCCCGGCATGACGAACCAAAAGCAATCAACCACATCAAAGAAAGCTAGGTGTCAACAATGGCCGATTATTTTCAGCATGGGGATGTCATCGACTACACGCCTTCCGCTGCGGTCGCAGCGGGTGCGGTGGTCGTTCTCAATGATCTTGTGACGGTCGCGATGCGCCCGATCGCTGCGAACCAGCTTGGCGCGGTCGCAGTTGAAGGCGTGTTCTCGATGCCAAAGGCAACGGGCGCGATCGGTCAGGGTGCGGTCGTGTATTGGGATGCCACCGCGGGCAACATCACCACCACCGCGGGCAGCAACAAGCGAGCCGGTAAGGCCGCGCGGGCTGCCGCGAGCGGTGATTCGACCGTGATGGTTCTGATCAACATCGGTTGATCGTCGAAACGTCCCGCAACCCTCCGCAGGCGCGCCAACGCGCGCCGCGGAGGCGTTGCGTGGGTGAACGGAGAACGCAATGCCTGACATGATTCGTTCCGGTGCTGCCTACTTGTCTTCCGTTTTGAAGAAGTCGGCAAGCGCAAGCGTGACGATGACAAGAGGTGCAGAGTCGCGAAGCGTTCTTGCGGTGGTTGGGAAGTCGACTTTTGAATCAGTCGATCAAAACGGAGTGACCGAAAGCTGGGAGTCGCGAGACTTCATCATTCACGCAACCGACCTTCCGTTTGGTGAACCGCAGAGGCACGACAAGATCATTGAAACGATTGGCAATACCTTGCGCGTGTATCAAGTGTCCGCTCCTCGTGGTGTGCCGTTGTTTCACTACTCTGACGCTTTTCAATCTGCGGTTCGGATTCACACAACGAGAGTTGACTGATGCCATTCTTTAATCTGCCGCAGTCTGGCACAGGCATCCCCGCTTTATCTGGAAGCGGTGCGCCAAGCAATACGCTTGGCGTTGATGGTCAACTCTACATTGATATCACATCAAGCGCGCTCTATGGGCCAAAGAAAAATGGCGAATGGGGTAGCGGCATTGCAATGACCGGGGCAGCGTGGGCTGATGTTACCAATAAGCCAACGACGTTTTCGCCTTCTGCTCATCAGCACGCTATCGCTGACGTGACAAGTTTGCAGACATCGCTTGATGGCAAGGCTGCAACGTCGCACAATCACACAGCTTCGCAAATCACTGACTTCAACGCGGCGGTTGTCGCAGTATCTTCGCCAACAACAAACGCCAGCCTGCTGACAAGCGGCACCTTGGCATCTGCAAGATTGCCGTTTGCAACCAATACAATCGCTGGTGCGGTGATTGTTGGCTCTGGCTTGTCTGTTTTGAACGGCACTGTGTCGGTAAGCACCGCTCCCTCGTCGAACCTCACTCTCTCCGACGCCACGCCGTCCAATCTTGGCACGGCATCGGCTGGCTCGTCGAATCTCGCAGCCAGGGCCGACCACGTTCACACGCTGCCCTCCCTATCGACGCTGGGGGCGGCTGCTGCGGCGCACAACCACCCATATGTCACCTCGCTCAACAATCTGACCGGCGCGTTAACGCTGGCGGCTGGCTCAAACGTCACGCTCACGACCAACGGCTCGACGCTGACTATCGACAGCAAGGCCGGCTTGGATGCGAATGCCGTCATCGACGGAGGCGACTACACCGGGGAGATCGTTGGCCCGGTGGTCACAATCACAAGCCAGCCATCCAACACGACTGCGTACATTGGGTACACGCTTGCGAACCTCGCGTCTGGGACGGCGAATCTGGCTGTGGGTGCTGACGTTGTAGCCGATGGCAGCAGATACCTTGCGTTTGGCGGCACTACAGGCTCCAGCCTTGTAGCGTCCACAAACAAGACAGCGTGGACGAGCTTGTATGCGATGCCGAGCGAGCCATACGCTCGGTACGGAGAGTGCATCGCAACAGCCGGAAATACTGTCGTTATTTCCGCGTCAGCCACCGACTTCCGCACAGTGTTTTTAGCTGGCGGCGGTTCACAGACATCTCCCTACCAGCGACAGGAAATCTACGCAAGTACCGACAACGCATCAACTTTTGCCATGCAGTTTCAGTTCGGCGCTAGCTGGACAGGCAGCGGATCGCGGCGCACGTTGGCATATGGTGGCGGAAAGTTTGTAATCGTTCTGAACGAAAAGGCTGGGCCAGACAGCGAGCCTTACCAGTATTTCATGACCAGTTCTGACGGATTGTCATGGACGGAACGGCGGCCGACGCTACGGGTTGTCGGGCAAAATTCGGCATTGCTGTATCACTCAGTCGCGTATGGGTCTGGGAAGTTTGTCGCGGTCGCACGGTTGAATACGTCAGTGAATCCCGTTGGCGCTTGCGCAGTCAGTACCGATAGCATTTCGTGGTCCAGAACTGACACGACCTTCCCATTTGCGGCCAGCGCCGGCCCGGCAGGCGTTGTGTACGGAAACGGAAAGTTTGTTTCCCTTTCCGGCGCAAATGCTGTCGCCAGCACGGATGGCGTCAACTGGTCATCGTTTGCGTTGCCGTCTGGCGTGATGTGGAACGGCAGGATTGTTTTTGTTGACGGCGTGTTTGTCGCATATGGCAGCGGCGTAGATGCTGCCGTTAGCAGCGATGGTCAAGTGTGGACGTATGTCGAGATGCCGTCTGGCGTTGGATATGGTCCGGCTGCATCTCTGAGCGACAGTCTCCTGTTCGTTTCTGGCGGCACGTCAATCGCCACCGGTGCAGTTGTGCCGTCTGGTGCCACGTCGGCCACGCTAGCCGTGTCCGCAGCCGTCACGACTGGCGTGGCGTCCTACCAGTGGCAAGTCTCCACTGACGCGGGCACGACCTGGGCGAACATCAGCAGCGCTACCAGTTCCACGCTCTCCCTCACTGGATTGACGACGGCTGATTCGGGCAAACGCTATCGAGTTACCGTCAGTGCTACTGGTGCGAGCAGCGTCACGAGCCAATCCGCAACTCTCACAGTGACGGGGTAAGCCATGCCAAGCAAGATCAAGCCACGCCGCAGCTATACCGCAAACTCCGTGCCGCTCACGAGCGACCTGGACACGCACGAGCTGGCGATTAACTGGGCCGACTCCAAAGCGTTTACAAAGAATGCCGCAGGCCAGATCGTCAGCGTGACGCTCGGTGGCGGCGGCGGCGGCGGTGGCTCGGGCAGCATCGTCACCGCAGCGACGGTCTCAGGGTTTCCCGCGACCGGCTCGTCGTCGGGCACGCTTTACATCGCTACGGACACGGCTCGCGCCTACATCTGGGCGGGTGCCTACATCGAGGCGGGAGTAAGTGGTGGCGGCACCGACACGGAACTGCGTGCGTTGTTCACGCCTGCTGCACCGACGAGCGTTACGGCGACGGGCGGCAACGCACAGGCGACCGTGTCGTGGACGGCACCCAGCGTTTTGGCTCAGACGCCAATTACGGACTATGTCGTGCAGTTCAGCAGCAACAGCGGCTCGTCGTGGACGACGTTTTCGGACGGCACCTCGGCGGCGACTTCAGCGGCGGTGACCGGACTCACCAACGGCACGGCGTATGTGTTCCGCGTGGCGGCGGTGAATGGCCTTGGAACTGGCAGCTACTCGGCGGCGAGCAGCAGCGTGACGCCTGCGGCTGCTCCAACTGGCGTTACCGTACTTAGCGGTTCGGCATCGGGCAGCGGAACCAACACAATCACGGCGACTGCACAAGGAAGTATCTCGCTGTCCGTACCGGCGACTCGCACGTTGTCGTGGACGGGCGGGCCAGGCCAATACATAGCCGGGCCGCAGCAGGCCGGATTCGACTTCGACGGCGATGTGGGCTGGTACAGAAACTTTTCGGGAGGCGTTTTTACTGTAATCGCTGGCACCTACACCACCGAGAACACGCAAAACGGCGCGACGCTCACGTTTACTCCATGAGGACATAACACATGCCACTCTCCCCCCCAGTATCACCAACTACCGGCCAGCTATACACTGCGAACGGTCGCACTTGGTCGTGGACCGGCGCGGCGTGGGAACTCGTCGCGGCGAGTGGCGGGTCTGGCCTCTCATGGTCAAGCGTGCCAGCGTCCGCGACGGCGACAGGCGTGGCTGGCAGCATCGCATACGACAACGCCAACGGGTTTTTCTACGTTGCGACGGCTACGAACACTTGGAAACGCGCGGCGTTGGCGACGTGGACGCCGTTCACGCCAGCGAGCATCTCGGGCTTGCAAGGGTGGTATGACGCTTCCGACGCTTCGACGTTGTACGACGCGACTAGTGGCGGCTCACTCGTTGCCGCTGACGGCGCAGTTGCGCGGTGGCAGGACAAAAGCGGCAACGCCAACCACGTCACGCAGAGCGATAGTTCGTCGCGCCCACTCAGGAGAGCCGCTGGCATCAACGGCTTGACGGCGATTGAGTACGACGGCACCAACGACTTTTTGGCGGCGTCTGGGAGTGTGATGCCAACCGGCAGTGCAGCACGCACTGTAATTGCCGTCTACCGGCCGCTGCGAACTACTGGAGTTAATGCCGTTGCAGGCGTCGGCTCCGGTGCCGGAAGCGGACTGTGGTTTCGGATACAGTTCCGAGACTCGCCCGCTGGCGACCCGTACTTTGCTGGCTTTGCTGCTGACCTCACGGATAGCACCGGAATCTCGCAGACCATCAAGGTGGCGTCCCTAACGTACAACGGCACCACTGGGACGCTGTACCGAAATGGGGCGCAGATCGCATCGTCTAGCCTCTCGCTCAACACGCAATCCAATCCATTCAGCATTGGCGGCGACGGTCCGAGCGGCTCGGAATACGCAAAATGTTACATATGCGAAGTGCTTGTCTACAACTCCGCGCTGTCCAGCACTGACCGAGCCGCAGCGGAAAGCTACCTGATGACAAGGTGGGGGATCACATGATGCGTGACTCCATCTTCCTCGCCGCCATCCTCACGTTCTCGCTCGCAGCGGGCGTGATGGCGGCACGCACTACGGCGGCGGGGATGCGATGGGCTGTCCAGCGAACACTAGCAGTGGAGTGGTGAGATGATTCAGATTTCCCAAACGCCTGCCGAAGTGAATCTTGTCTTCGTTCGCGGCGACGATTTTGCTGTGCCTGTCGTGTTTACTGGCATCGACTGCACTTCGAAAACGTTTGCTGCATTCGTGTTCAATGAATCTTCTAGCGCGCCAGAGTTTTCCGCAGTCGTGCAGTTCGTCAGCGCGGCAACTGGATCGCTAAAGGTTGTTTTTGCGCGTGCGAACACTGCAAGTATTCCGCTTGTTGGCAATTATCGGTGGTGCCTGCAAGAGACAACGGGCGGCACCGTGTTCACAAGGCTTTCCGGTCGATTTGTTGCGAGGCTTCCATGAGCGGAACAGTGACAGTCGTGAATGGGCCGACGCAGGCTGTCACCGTAGGTGCTGGCAGCACCATTCAGAACGTGAGCGTATCCCCTGCCCCTTCGCTTCAAGTCGTGATTGGTCAAGTGCAGCAGCAGTCGCTCGCGTCGATGGTCGACGTTGTGTTGACTACTCCAGCCAACGGCGACGTGTTGCGATACCAAAACAACAGGTGGCGAAACTTTCCAGAATCCGACATCGTGATCGATGGTCAAAACTTCTAGGTGAAACATCATGGCGAATCGCGTTAGGCTAAAGCGGCGAGTGTCAGGCAATGCGGGCGCACCAGCGACGCTTCTCAACGGAGAGTGCGCGGTCAATGAAGTTGACAATGTCGTTTGGTACGGCAAGGGGCTTGGTCAAGACGGCAACGCCACCTCGGTCATCGCGATTGGCGGGGACGGCGTTTTCGCCACCAAGAGTCACGTCGCAGCGGCGGTCGCTGCGATTGACGTGTCGGCGCAACTGTCAAACTATCTGACGAGCGCAACCGCTGCATCGACATATCTCACGCAGTCGGCAGCGGCGTCGACATACGCGACCCCTAGCTCTGTGGCATCGCAGATCACCGCAGTCATCGGTGCCGCGCCGCAAGCTCTCGACACGTTGAAGGAACTTGCCGACGCGCTCGGCAGCGACGCCAGCTTTTCGACAACCGTCACGACCTCGATCGCCGGGAAGCTCGCCAAGTCTTCAAATCTTTCTGATCTTGCTGACGCTTCCGCGGCCCGCGGCAATCTTGGGTTGGGGACGATGGCAACGCAGTCATCGAGCAACGTGAGTATCACGGGCGGCTCGATCAGCGGCGTGAGCATTGACGGTGGTTCGTATTGACGTGACGAACAGCGTTCGCGCGTCAACTGCGGCATCGTCGTTGCCAGCGGGAGGATCGAAACAAGATCGAATAGAATCGTGAGGTGTTGAGTGTCAAACAAGCTGCGAACAATTGCAGACGCTCTAGCGAATGGTCTGTCCGCAAGCGCATCCGTTGCTTCTTCTGCAACTGTCGAGCGTAAAAACTGGGCAACGATCGACGCGGCAGATATGGATCGAGCCGTGGTGCTGATCACACCAGGGGGCATAGACACGCAGCGCATCGGCAGAAATGCGTGGCAGTCGGACTACACCGTGTATGTGTTTGTCGGCAGGCAGTGCAACACCGATGCGGACGTGAACGGTACTATCGATCTCGCCGACGAAGTCATGACGCTGATCAAAAAACATAGCTGGTCTGAAGCTGTGACGTGGCCGGAAAATGTCTTTGGCGCAAACTCCGTTACGATCGAAGTCAACCCAGATGATGCGCTGAACGATCGCAACGTCTGGCGAGGCGTGATCTCTGCCGTATATCGCGTGGCATCTGTCGAGACTGCGTAAAGGGAATCGAATGGCTTCGATCGTTGTCATCGACCCGTCTTTTTTTGGGGGCAAGAAGTCGCAGCCTTCTCGCTTCACGTTGAAGGTCCGCGGCAAGTTTTTTGACAGAGCAAAAATCAAGCGAATGCTAGATGACGCAAATCACAAAGCGTTGTCAAAGTGCGGTGTTCAAGTTCAATATGCGGCGCGGCGCGGCATCGGGCAGAAACCCCCGTCGCGGTCAAAGGCGTGGTCAAAGAAGATTGGCATGGGCAACGCGCGCGTCATTGGCAATGGTCTGTATCGCGACATTACTCCGTACAACTCTGGCAAGCCTCGCGCCGCTGGCTCGCCCGTCAAGTCGTGGAACCCAAAGCGATTTCTCTACCGTTCGCTGATGTTTTATTGGGAACAGTCGCGCAAATCAGTCGTGATTGGGCCAGACAAAGCACCGTGGCTTGCTCGACTGCATGAATTTGGCGGGGCGCAGCGGCTTCAAGCCTATGCCATTGGCGTCGATTCGGCACGCATTGCCAAGCGCAGGCGAGACAAGGGGCGAGCGATCGCGACATACGCAAACGGAACGCCAAAGATGGGTGCCGTTCTGTGGTCATCGCGAAGCATTCGCACGGGCAGCCTGTGGACGCGCCTTGGCGTGTCTCGCTCTGTTCGATACCCCGCGCGCCCGTACATGGGAAGCCAAGCAGTGAAGACCCAAATTGGCAAGCTGCCGGAACAGTTCAGAAACACCATCAGCGGGCCGGGAAAACCGATCTGACTTGCCACAGGTGGTACGAAGGTCGACCGCGCCGGTTAGCTTACAAGCACCGCACCAATCACAGAGGAAACCATGCCAGAAGTCACGTCTACGATCACGCTTGGCAAAAACGTCACGATCACGGGTGTCACGGGCGCGCGAAGCTGCACTGTCACCAACAGCGCGAACGAAATCGATGTGACCGCGCTTGGCAACACGTCACGCAAGTTTCGCCGCGGGATCGTCGAGCAGACGATCGAGATCGAGTGCGTTGACGTTCCCGGCGTGGCTGCTGGCGGCAGCTTCACGATCTCAGGCACTTCGACCGGCAACGCCACCTACGTTTGCACGTCAGTCAAGCGTGACGAGCCGCTCGATGGCATCGTCACTTACACCGTTTCCGGCACTCGCACCGCTTGATATTACGGAAAGGCAATAACACATGGCGATCTCACTTGGTCGATCGGCTTCCGGCGCACCTGTCGGCACAAACATCATCTCCGCAAGCTATACGGAGGAGTGTGAAGTCATTGACATTTCGAATCGATCAAACACCACTGGCGGCTACAAGGCCGGTCAAGCTGGCTTCGTAACGAAGACGTGGGAAATCGAGTGTCACGACGCAACCGGCTTGGTCACCGCTCTGACTTCTAGCAGCGGCACCGCTGGTTCGTTCAACGTGATGTCGGTGACGGAAAACATTTCGGTCGATGGAGCCGTGACCTTTTCGGTAACGGCGAAAGAATTCTGACGTGGCAATCCTGCTCGGCAGAAATTGCGCCGTGAGCGTTGGCGGCAATGTCGCCAGCGCGCGCAACGTCACATTCACGATGCAGGCAAAGACGATAGATGTCGAGGAGTTCGGCGAACGCGCCGCCGCGACGCATTCCGTTGGATGGGATGCGACTGTGTCTGTCGAGCTGAATGACGCATCTGATCTTGGCTCGATCATGGGCAGCCTGATGGCTGGAACGACAATGACTGTGTCGGGCGGCGCGGCTGGGTGGTCATTCACTGCCGTGCCTGTCAGCATTTCGGAAAACGACCCCGTCGATGGAGTCGCGACCTTCATCGTTGAGTGCAAGTTAGCTCGCGCAGGATTGAGGTTTTAGCGTGGCAAGAGAATTCCGCGACGATCAAGGTCGCCCGTGGCTTGTGTCACTCACGGTTGAATCTGCCAAGCGCGTGAAGGCTTGTGTGCAGATCGTCAACGACGAAGGCAAGCAAGTGCCTTTTGACTTGCTCGACACTGCCATTATCAACCAGACGATCACCGTTCTGCGCTCGCAGTTCATCGTGGTTGGCGAGGTGCTGTGCGCGTTGCTCGACAAGCAACTGACTGATCGCGGCATCACGCACGAACAGTTCCTTGATGGGCTGCGTGGTGATGCGCTCGACGAAGCGCGGAAAGTTGTCGAGGAAGAATGGATTGATTTTTTCCCGAACAGCCTCCGAAAGATGATTCGTCTGATGGCTCAGAAGATGAGCGAAGTTCATCAGATCATGATGGATCGCGCGGAGGCGCAACTAGAAAACGTGACGATCGAAGCTCTGGTCGAACAATCTGGCGAGCAATCTACGAAGCCGCTGGAATCATTGGCATCGACCCAAGCGGATGGACTTACCGCGAACTCTGCATTGCCAGAGATGCGCGCCTAGATAGCGATTGGTGGCACACCGCAAACCTGTTGTGCCAGACATACAACGTCAACAAGCCAAGCACGAAGCCGCAAGCAGAGCCATCGAAGTTCCACCCATTCGTAAAGAAGAAAAAGCCACGACAGGCGACGCCAGAAGAAATCGAAAAACTGCTCGGGCCGAACTGGAACAAAGGTTGAAAAATGTCTGGTTCAGCGGTCAGGCAGGGTGGCGTCTACATCGAGATCGGTGCTGACCCGCGCAAGTTTTTTGCGGCAGTCGGCAGGGTCAACGCTCGAATCGGTCAGATGGGGCGGCAGCTTGCGTCAGCGGGCGCGGGTCTTGGTGGTGTCGGTCTTGGAATGGTTGCCCCGTTCGCGGCATCTGTCGCCGCGGGAACGAAGTTTCAAGACACGCTGTTGAACATCCGCGCATCGACAGGCGCGACGGCTGCAAGCATCGAGCAAGTGCGCGCTTCATCGATGCAGATGTCGCAAGCACTCGGCATCGGCCCAACTGAAGCGGCGCAAGGAATGCTTGAACTGATGAAGGCGGGCATGGAATTGCCCGATGTGCTTGCGGGTGCTGGTAAGGCTGCGTTGCAGTTTGCGAAGGTTGGCGGCATCGACGTGCCAACTGCCGCGGTCGTCATGAATGACGCGATGAACGTCTTCAAGGTGTCAGCGGATGAAGCGGCGAACACCATCAGCGCGGCAGCGGATTCGTCAAGCACGTCGATTGCATCGATGTCTGAATCGTTTGCGATGTCTTCTGCGGTAGCTGCCCTTGCCGGTCAAAACATCACCGATCTGTCCGCTGCCCTCGCTATCCTCGCCAACAACGGCGTGAAGGGCAGCGACGCAGGCACGTCAGTGAAGACGATGTTGCTGCGACTCATGGCGCCCGCAGACGAAGCGGTCGGCGCGCTCACGCAGCTAGGCTTAACTATCAATTCGTTCCGCGATGCCAACGGCAAGATGCTGCCGATGGTCGAGATCATTCGCACGCTCAACGGTGCGCTCGGCAACATGGACAAGGCCGCGCGCGACGACATGTTCCGTCGCATCTTTGGCAGCGATGCGATTCGCGCTGCTGCCATCCTCACCGAAACGGGTGTTGATGGTTTCGCGTCGATGACAGAAAAGATGAAAGGCGCGTTGCCCGTTGGCGAGAAGTTCAAAATTCTGATGAGCGGGATGGCTGGCGCGGGCATCGCTCTGCTTGGCGCGCTTGAACGTCTGTCGATTGCGGTTAGCGATGCCGTCGGGCCAGCGATTGCAAAGACCGTGCCGATCCTGCGAGGCTTTATCGATGGCATCACGAACCTTGTCACAAAGAATCCGAAAGCCGTCGAGCTGATCTACAACATCGCCGCGGGTGCGATTGCCGCCGGGGCCGCAATGGTTGTTGCGGGCAGCGCAATCTCGCTTGCAAGCTCGGCAGTGGGAACACTGCTTGCGGTTGCTGGCGCGGTGATTGCGCCAATTGGAATGATGGGCAGCGCAATCGCGCTCGCTGGTGGAGCGTTCGCGTCTGTCATTCCCGGCATGATTGTTGGCGCGCAGGCTGCTGGCGTTGCGATGGTGTCTTTTGGTGCATCTGCGGTCAGTGCAATGACCACTGCGGGCGCAGTGACAATCAGTGCAATGTCTGCCGCTGCCTCGGCTGTTACGGGATTCGCCGCGTCTGCGTTTGCCCCCCTTCTTCGCTTTGGTGGCGCGCTGCAAGGCGTGTTCATGAGTCAGTTTGCCATCGCTCGATTTGTTGGTCGCTCGATGACCGGCGCATTCACGACTGCATTCAGCAGAATGTTGATGTCTGTAGCTCCGCTGCGCGTTGCGTTCACGCAGCTTTCGTCGCTTGCGATCGCGATCGGGTCTGACGTGGTGCGAGCCGTTGCCCCGATCGGGGCGGCGATCGCTCCTGTCGCGAGCGGTTTCGTCGATGCGATTCGCGCGATTGGAGCGTGGGCTACTGCGACTGCGGTCGCTGCTGGGCAATACATCGCGAGAATGGCAGCGGTTGTCGCTGCCACCGTCGCATCTGCTGCGCGAGTGGCGGCAGCGTGGGCGACGGAGTTTGTCGCCCCGATCGTCACTGGCGTTTCCAACGTCATCATTCAGATCGGCAGATACATCGCGTCGATGGCTCTTGCAGCGGGGGCGACAGTCGCCAACGTGGCGCGGATGGGTGCCGCGTGGGTGGCAAGCCTCGCCCCCGCGACCGCGGCATGGGCTGCGTCTGCCGCGGGATCGATCGGTCGCTACATCGCATCGACAGTCGCCGCCGCAGCCGCTACGGTCGCAAATGCCGCTCGCATTGCAGTTGCATGGGTTGCAAGCGGACTGCCGGGGGTGGGGGCTTTCGTCGCGGGTTCAGTCGCAGCCATCGGCACCTATCTGGGGGCCGCTGCTGCCGCTGTGGCGGGTTCTGTTGCGAGTGCGACCGCTATCGCGGCTGCGTGGCTGGCCCCGGCTGCGCCCATCCTAGCGATCGTGGGGGCAATTGGGCTGGCTGGGGCTGCTGCCTACGCATTCAGCGGGACGATTCGCAACGCTCTGTCTGGCATCGGTGAATTGGCTGGGCAAGCTGGCGCGATGATTGGCGAAGCGTTCAACGCCGTGGTGGCTGATGCCACCATCGTTTTCGGCGATCTGTGGAAAACGGCGACAACCACGTTCACCGGCATCAGCGAAGCGATCACGAACGGCGATCTTTCCGGCGCAATGGATATTCTGTGGGCTGGGCTGCAAGCCGGTTGGCTGCGCGGGGTCGAGGCTCTGATGAGCTATGTAGACCCGTGGATAGCCTCTTTTCAAAATACGTTTACCTACCTCGGCACAGAAATAGCCGCGACGTGGGACGCGCTGTGGACAAGTATTGCAGGAACGTTCAACACGTTCGGAGCATATCTGCAAGGCGCGTTCGACAACATCATCAATCCAATTCTCGCTTCGTGGGATGTGCTGGAAGCTGGCATTCGCAAGGCGTGGATTCGAATTAGCGGCATCTTCAAGAACGCAGAAGATAAGAAAGCCGCGCTTGATGGCGTCGATGCCGAAATGGCGGGACGCGCAGAGCAGCGCGCCAAAGATCGACCGGGGATCAGCGGTCGCGTTGCCCAGGCTGAAAAAGAAAACGCACAAGCATCGAAAGACTCCGAAGAACGCACGCGCGCCATGCGCGAAAACGCAGACGCAACGGCGCAGGGCAGGCTCGACGAAAACGAACAACGCAAAGCAGATCGCAGAGCGGAGACAAACGCCGCCGAAGGTCGCCTTGCAGGCATGACGCAGTCGCAGACAGAAACGCGACAGGGCAGAAAGACCGGCGACACGCTGATTGATCAGCTCGACAGTGCATCATCGATGGACGAACTGCGCACAATCGCAGCGATGATTCACGATCTGCATTCGCGCGGTCTGCTAACAGACGAGCAGATGGGGCAATATCAAAACAAGGTCGACGCAAACGCGGAGCGCATCCAAGATGCGGACAGCGGGAAGCCTACCGACGCAGCGAAGGAAGCCGCCGATCGTGGGGCAGCGGATGCAGCGCAAAGCAAAACGGAAGTGGCGGGTACGTTCTCTGCCAACGCTGCGCTCGGCATGGGTTTTGGGTCGAGCTTGCAAGAGCGCATCGCAAAGGCATCAGAGCAAACAGCGGCCAGCACAAGCCAGATGGCGGCAGAAGGCGGCGGGAGGTTTAGCTAATGGGTCAATGGATCGAAACAAACGGAAGCCGCTCTGCCACCATTCAGCGGAAGGGAAAGAAGGCAGAAAGCACCCTTACAAAAACTTTTCGCGCATTTGGCTACAACGACTCGTCCCTTCACGCCGAAGCAAACAGCAAGTTCACGGCAGAGCGATTCGTGCAGATCGGCGACTATCAGATGATGGTCGAATCGTACAGCGTGTCTCATGTTGCCGATGACGTGTGGGATGTGTCGGTGACCTATGTGAAGACCGGAGCGGACGACGACAATCCGCTTCGACGCACGCGATCGTTTGACACTGGCGGCGCAACCGCGCACATGACGCAAGCGATACCGTCAAGCACATACCCAACGGGTGAACAACGATTCCCCCCCGCTGCGCCGGATCAAAAGGGTGCGATCGGCGTCGATGGCGAGCGAGTGACGGGAATCGACATCGTCACGCCAGCGTTGACGTGGACGGAATCGTATGACGTGCCAAGCATCTATGTCACCGCAGCTTATATCAAGACTCTCGCGGAGCTTACGGGCACGGTGAACAGCGCAGCATTCAAGACGTTTGCCGCTGGCGAAGTGCTGTTTGTTGGTTGCTCTGGCTCGCAGGAATGGGATAGCGAAAAAGGCGACGGACCGTGGAATCTTTCCTACAAGTTCACTGCAATCGGCAACTGCGGCCCCGGCAAGACATACCCCGCGCTCACGCTTGGCGACGTGACGGGCGTCGAAAAAGATGGGCACGATTTCTTGTGGGTCACATACGAACCCAAGGTCGACACGTCGAGCTTGAAAGTTTTGCGGGTGCCGAAATTCGTGTATGTGAACAAGGTCTACCGACGCTCTAATTTTTCCAGACTAGGAATAGGGTGAGCAGATGGAGCGCGGCGGCGGCAGAGTAGAGGCAGGGCAGAAGATACGCGGCGCGCTTTCAGCGCAGGCATGGAATCGCGCGCAGCAAGCTGCCGACATTGTGCTTGGTGCAAGCGGTGGCGTGACCGCGGGCGCAACGGTGATCAGTAGGTATCCAGCGGTCGTTTTCCCCGTGAAGATTCAGCCCGCTTTGACTGTTGATCTCACGCAAGCCGGATACGCGATCGAGCTTTCTAGCTTTGGTGCTGGTCAGTATTCGTTTTTTTCTGGCGTGATCGAATACTTCTATGGCTCGCTTGCCCAGCCGCGCGATCTCATCGACGGCGAAACTGATTCGACAATTCTGCCGGAAGTGTTCGCCGTGACCGTCGAGCCTGCCAAGGCAGGAACAGACGTGGTGATGTGCGCGGTGAGCGGCATTTGCATGGCAAAGGTGAACATCATAAGCGCGTCCCACAAATACGTTGCCTTGCCCACCCGCAGATCGTCATCCGCGAACCCAGAGCCGGGAGTGCTTGAAACGAGTGATACCGGCTACGCTGTGATTGCAACCCGCGGCAACCCAATTCTGATCAAGCTATGAGCGAATGGACACCTCTTGCGATGGGATGGTCTGGATGGGTGCGCAAATATAGCGAGCCGCCAGATTTTCCGTGGTCAGTTGATGCCGTTCATTTGATTTCGCAAGACAACAATTGGACTGAGTGGGTCAGGCAAGGCAACACGTCAACCGCGCTGCCAAATACGTCAACGACGATTCACGTTTACGATGATCCGGCAGTGTTTTGCCAAGCTCGACCGATGGCGATCGGGCTTGTTCTCCCGATTGCCGATCAATATGGAATGGGCGGATTCGGCGGCGCAATAATTCCCACAGTTGGCGAACTTACTATCAAAGTATGCAACACGCCTGCAAGAACAAGCGGAGTGTACGCAACACTGAAAAGGCGCATTCTGGGCGCCTTTGCGTTGGGGGAGACAGAAGAAGGAGCCTACACTGCTTCTCAATCGAACCGAAGTAACGGACCACTCAGCGGACTGCCCGCAAATTTGCCACTTGAGGAATTTTGGCCGCTTGGAGACTCGTTCCGCAATATATTCATGTTTGGCCCCGGCTACTCGATGTATGTGACTCAAGCGATCGAGTTGGAGTATGGCATCATCGGCAGCAGCCCAATCGGAAAAGTGTCTCTTGAACTTGAGCACCAGCGAGCGAGCTTTTACGAACCAGTTTTTGAAGTTGGAGTTTATAACCCATCCGGCTCTAGTTCGCCGATCGGTTTTGTCGGCGACCCCGAACGGCCATTTGGATTTAGCGCATCGTTTCCTGTTCCGCTCAACTTCAAAGCATCTGGCGACATCAACCCGCGCAGCTACGCATCGCTGACAATTTCTTCCGGTTCGCCAACGTGGACATCGCCAACAATTACGCCGTATCGAGGAGACTCATTTAGCGCAACGGTGAATGTAAGTTCAATTCGACTCGCGAATGGTTCAATCTACCGACGATCGGTAGAATTTGATCAAGGTCAGGCAGTGCGCGGAAGCGGTGGCAGCAAGTGGTGCAGGCGCGTTGGTTACTCGTATGGAACTAACGGCAAAAAAGGCGCAGGAAATCAAACGCCAAAAACCAAAATGGTTGTTGTAGATGCAGCACTGACGGATCAGCATCGCAAGCAATTCACGCAGGGCGCGTTTGGCTTTCCCTTGACGCAGTCGCAAAACCGTTGGTCGTCGATTGCAAGCAATTACACGCAGGGCGCGAGGGTCAAACTAACGAATGCTTATATGTCCATGAGGACTAGCGGGGTGCTTTGGTGGAACAAAGAGTTTCAGCTTGAGGCAACCAATCACCACGGCGTCGATTTGTATCCAAACTGCGCGTATGGAATAGAGACAGAGCTAGACGAAACGGTTCTCGTCTATCCTTCAGACGAAAATGTTCGTGAACGACCGCAGGGGACAATCCTTGCCCCCACCTGGGGCAACTCGCCGAACTACGTTCAAGTGATGGACTCAGTCGATGTGTCAGA